GGTCTCGCGACCGATAGAGCGAGAGTTGTAGGCTTTGGAGCCATTTTCTTCTTCCCAAACTTTTTCTGGCTTTTCTTAGGTACCCCAGTCTTTCTTGGCTGGTAGAGAACTAATTGCTTGCTAGACATAGAAATCGTATGTCAAACAAATTCATGGCTGGTCATTTAAATCTACCATGAACAAGTTTGTCTTCTAATAAAAAAAGGAAATTAGAAGCAAGCCTCCTGCTGGAGATACGGCTTCCTTAATTCTTCTACCCTAGCCAAAGACCGGAATTTATTCTGCTCTCTTTGAGTAAAGACATGTAGACAGTATTCCATCTCACATCTAAACCACTCAACGTAGGGAGACCACGCCGTTATTTGGCAGTACGACAATAGACGCTCCGCTCTGAGTCCTTCGTCGGAAGGTTCCTCCCAGAAAGAATCAGCAACGTGTTTTAACGGGTCCATAGTATAGGTCGTAACACCAGACACTTCCACTGGGGAAGAGCCCAAAAAGCTGTGATGAAGATAATTTGAATCTTCAAGAACTTCATACACCATACCCAGAGATCTAGCAGCTTCATGGAAAGCTGGGACGTCTAGGTAATCGGCTATGAAGTCGTCTCCGCACACCTTGAAGAAGGGAGAGCTGTGTGTCATCTTAGCATATTGCAAAAATACACACACTGAGCACAAAGAATTATCTATAGTTGTGTTGAAATGCCCTGAGGCATTTCCCGTCAACTGGATATAAGTACCGAATACGTTCTTATATCCTAGATAAATCTGCTCGTAGTACCTGATAACTTCCTCTCTTTTTGTAGACGGAAAGTGTTTGAGCCTAAACGCTATTATGGCTCGAACGATGACCTCAGGAAAATGAGCGTCAAACCCACTTCCATCCCCAGAAACGCACCCTGTCAAAGAAAAACGATTCCACAGCTCCGTTAAAAACCTACCTGGGGTAGAGATTCTAGTGCACATGGGTGTATTATGGGGATCAGAACTCAGAGCCTCATTTTGTTTCCTGAAGAGATGAACTCCAGCAACCACAG